GCGTTGATCACATACTTTTCGGTTTCGCCACAGGTCTTGCAGGGCTTGCCGGTGTACTTTCGCTGGCCCTGGCGGGCGGCTTCGATTCGGGGGGATGCCACTTGATGATCTCCATGTTGAGTTTCGGTCCACACATTGTAAACCAAAACCCAAACATGAAGTCAAGCAGTTTTTTTCAAAATAATTCTTTCGATCTTTTCGGTCGTGACAAATCGGTGCAGGTTGGCGCATTCGTACCTGCGGTATTTGGTGTTGCCAGGCCTGATCCTGGTTTCTTTAACCGTGGTCCAAGCCTGACAAACCGGGCACTTCATAACCTCAAAACGGAATGTCGTCGTCCATGTCCGCCATGTCACCGGCAGGCTGTTGCGTTTGTTGCGTTTGCTGTGGCCGTGCTAAAGCATCACCCTTTGGCGGTAGGTCTATTTGGTCCACAGAGAGGCGTAGGCGCGTTTTTGGCGTGCCGTCCTTGGCTTTGTATTCCTCGAGTTTGATCGGGCCGCTAACGGTCACGCGCTGGCCTTTGGCCATGTACTGTTGCAAGGTGGTTGCCCGCTTACCCCACAGTGCGCAGTCCACCCACATGGTTTCGGGTTTGTCTTTGGTGCCGATGGCCACGCCAATAGCAAAGTTCAAAATGTTGTCGCCGTTGTGCTGGCGCAGTTCGGGGTCGCGCCCCAGGTTGCCGGTGAGTATTGCAATGTTCATGTGTTGGATTCCTTCAAAATTTGGACGCGTACGAAACCACCGATCTGCCCCGCGTCCACTCGTGCAGTCAGTGTTGTGAATTGTTTGTCGTTGATTTTGAGTGCATCAGCAACGCCGTCAAGGCCAGACTTCATCCTGGCCACCAGGTTGTCGCGATCATAGCTTCGCCGGTCGGGCGGCACAAACTCGAGCACCAGGTGCATGTTGCCAGCAATGTCAGGTCTTACGGCTCCCGCTTGCTCGAGCACCATGGCCCAGCAGGCTTGCCGGTATGCGGCTTTTATCTTGGAAACCTTGGACCAATGCAGGCGCTTGTTGGGCGAGAGTTCGGACGGTGGCCAGCCCAGCACCAGTTCAATCATTGACTTCGCGCCCAAACACGATGTCGTGCGCAGTGATGTCGATGCCCCGCTCCCAGGCTAATTCCAGAAGACGACGCTGTATGGCGGTCGGCACGATGCCTGACTTTTGCCAGCGAGACACTGCGGCAGGATCGCGGTTGAGGGCACGGGCGAGTTTGCGTACCCCGCCAAACATGTCAATGGCCAGTTCAACTGGCGAGGTGTGATTGTTCAAAGTGTTGTTCATCCCTCAATGATGACACAGGCGCAACACCTTGTGAACCCTTGATTTACCTGGGTGGAACGAATACCCACATAAATCACTCGGAATAGGTATTGCGTTGTGGATATGTGTTGATGTAAGATCACCATATCGACAACGCAAATAGGAGATTCAAATGCAAAGAAGCTACAAAAACATGGCCCGCAACTTTCAAAAAAACGAAAAAGTTCAGATCTGTGTTGACGGCCAATGGCAAGACTACACAAAGCCATGCGGTTCAAAATTAGTAATCGAAATGGCTTTGCGTGCCGAACGCATCTACGGCATGAAAAATGTCCGTGTTGTAAATATCACCCTGTAATTAACCACCACTACGAAGGAACCCTACCATGACCACAATCAACAACACCCCCGCTTCTGCTGACGAACTCGGCACTTTGCTTGCACAAATCGCTACGCTTACCAAGCAAGCCGACGCCCTCAAAGACGCCATGAAAGACCTGGCCAGCAACGGCGGTCCCACAGTATTCGAAGGCGCTTTGTTCAAGGCCTCATACATCGAGTCCAACCGCGCCGTTACCGACTGGAAAAAGTTGGCCGCAGATGTTGGCATCAGCGCCGACAAGATTGCCGAGTACACCAGCGCCACCGCTGTGTTCAGCATCAAGACCACTTCACGCTAATGAGCAAACCAATTAAATCTATTTTTTGGCACATATTGCAACGAGCAATTGCCGAACGCAAAGAACTCAAGGAGAAATCAAATGGATAGTTTTACAGCAACTGGCATTGCCGAAGGTTTTATCGAGGCGGATTCTGAAGACCAGGTCATTGAGGCCTGGCAGACATTGATCGACACCGGCCTGGCCTGGCAACTGCAAGGCTGGTTTGGCCGTCAGGCACGCGCTTTGATCGAAGATGGCACCTGCCTACCAGCCGAGGAAAGCCGCCTGCTACGCGCCGCAAAAGCCCTGGGCAAGATCGAGTTTGTGAAAGTGGGGGCTTGATCATGTGGTTCACATCCTCACACGGCACGATCGAGATCGAGATGACCATGGCTCAGGCTCAGTCAGCATCGCACCAGGGCCAATGCGACGACGATGTCCAGGCGCTATCCAACAACCGCAAGATCCGACGCCAGTTGGAGCGCATCGATCCAGCGGCATTGCGCAAAGAGTTGGCCGAGTACGGCGCCTGGGATGACCAGGAGTTGGCAGACCACGAGCAGAACATCCAGCGCATTCTTTGGATCGCGGCAGGCGACATTGTCGAAAATAGTCGTTGACACTACATCAACGATCTGGAGTATAATTTCAACACATCACCACAAGGAGATACAAATGGCAGAGTTTTCAGTGCATAAAGTTGTGAAGATTGAGTTGTCTGCAATTCGTGAGAATGACACCTTTTCAACGCGCACGATCATCATCACAGATGAGCAAGGCAATCAACACGAAGTCAGCATGTTTTCGAACAGCGATGACGAAGACGCGCTCAAGGTGATGTTGTGAAACGCACCAGCTATATCGCCGAGATCGAGCACCGCGTGTGCGGCATCCCTTGCATCATCGGCGTTACCGATTACGAGGGCTACATGCCAGCGTATACCTCCGGCCTACCAGAAAACTGCTACCCGGCAGAAGGTGGGTCGGGGGAATTTGAGATCCTGGACCGCAAAGGCTATCGCGCCAAGTGGCTTGAGAAAAAACTCACAGCGCGAGATGAGGACGCAATCCAGGAATTGATTTATGAACACATGGAGAATGATTGATGACTATTCAAAGAATCGAAATTGAGAGTGAAAAGCAGTGGCTTGCCGAGCGGGCCAAGGATGTGACCAGCACCGAGGTGTCGGCTTTGTTTGGCCTGTCGCCTTACCTGACTGAGTTCGAACTGTTTCACCAAAAGCGCGACAGCGTAACCGTCAAGTTTGAACCCAACGAGCGCATGAAGTGGGGCAACCGGCTGGAGTCGGCTATTGCGCACGGCGCCGCCGAAGACATGGGCTGGGACATTGCCAAGTTTAATGTGTACATGCGCGACCAGGCCGCACGCATTGGGTCCAGCTTTGACTTTGAGATCAAGTCCAGCGCCAATGGCCCAGGCATTCTTGAGGTTAAGAATGTCGACTGGGTGCAATATCAGAAGTCATGGATTGACGACGGCAACGGAAACATTGAGGCGCCCGAGCACATCGAGTTGCAGGTCCAGCATCAAATGGAAATTGCCGACTACAACTGGTGCGCAATTGTGGCCCTTGTCGGCGGAAATGAGCAAAAGATAGTCCTCCGAAATCGCGATCGGGACATTGGCAAAAGTATACGCGAACGCACCAGCGAGTTCTGGAATCTTGTGCAAGCCAATACCGCGCCATCAGCCGACTACACCAGGGACGCCGAGTTCATCATCAAGCAATTGCGCAATGGCGCCGACGAAGGTTTGGTGGCCGAGGCCGATGCTGAACTTGAGGACATGATCAAGCAGTTTGAGTTTGTGCGTAGAGAGGCCAGCGATCTTGACAAGATCAAGGACCAGAAACGCGCAGAGATCCTGGAGCGCATTGGCCGCGCCAGCAAAGTTTTAACCAGTTTTGGCTCGCTATCGACGGGGCAAGTCAAAGGCCGATCAGGCACTCTCATTACACCTGAGATGGTCGGCACAGTCATCGGCGCAACCGAGGGCTACCGCAGTTTCCGTTTTTATCCAAAGAAAGGCATCTAACCATGGCAACCGAACAACGCATTTACAAAGTCACCAGCGGCACCAAAGCACACCTGGTCCAAGCAATTAGCCAGGCACAGGCATTGCGCCATATTGCCGGTCGCATGTTCCAGGTCGAAGTGGCCAGGCCAATTGATGTAGCCAAACTCATGAGCGCAGGCACGCAGTTAGAAGTGGCCAGCGTCGTGACCGAGCAAGACCAATTAAAATTTGAAGGAGACAAAGCATGACTACCAGCACCGAACTGTCACCCATCGAGGCAATGCGCGGCACCCTTGTGCGCATGCAGGCAGAGTTCCAGGCCGCACTGCCACCGCAGATCCCGGTCGAGAAATTTATCCGCACCACACTGACCGCAGTGCAAATGAACCCAGACCTTTTGGGCGCCGACCGCCGCAGTCTGTTGGGCGCGTGCATGAAGGCCGCACAAGATGGCCTGCTGTTAGATGGCCGTGAAGCCGCGCCCGTAATCTTCAACACCAAGGAAGGCAAAAAAGTTCAGTACATGCCCATGGTCGGCGGCATTTTGAAAAAGATCCGCAACTCAGGCGAACTGTCCAGCATCAGCGCACAAGTGGCGTACGACAAGGACCACTTTGAGTACGAGTTGGGCGACAACGAGAACATCGTTCACAAGCCATTCCTGGGCGAGGATCGCGGCAAACCCATAGCTGTGTACGCCGTGGCCAAGACCAAGGACGGCGCGATTTACCGCGAGGTGATGAGCGTGTCCGATGTTGAGAAGGTGCGAGCCGCCAGCAAGGCAGGCAAATTTGGCCCATGGGTTGAATGGTGGGATGAGATGGCCAAGAAGACTGTGATTCGTCGCATGGCCAAGCGCCTGCCATCGAGCGCAGATCTGGACCAGGTTATCGCGCACGACAACGAGGCATCAGGATTTGTCCAGGTGGAGCGCAGAGAGGCCGTAAACATCACGCCGGTACCAGAGGCCCAACAAGCACCTTTAAGCCGCCTGAAGGCCTCTATGGGCCAGCCAGCGGATGATGCTATTGACCAGGCAACTGGCGAAATTACACAACCGGAGGTGCCTAATGTCTCAACTACTGACGCCTAAACAATTGTGCGAGCGATGGAAAGTGGCCGACAACACCCTGCGAAAGTGGCGGGTGGCCAATGTCGGACCGGCTTACATCAAACTGGGCGATGGCCGAAACAGCGAGGTGCGTTACCGCGTCGACGATGTTGAGGCTTTCGAGAAGAGCAATCGATTTACCACTGACAACAAATAAGGAAAGCCATGAGGAACAGAATGATCACAGTCCTGATTGTCCGCAACGAAGTTATCACTGCGGTTCGTGAATGTGAAACAACAGGGCTTCGCGCCGTCATGATGTATGGAAAACGCAAAGTCAACGGGTACTCAGCAGACATCGTCATTGATGTCACATGCGCACCCAGGTGAAAAAAACCCCAGGGCGCAAACCCTGGGGCTAACCGTCGTGAAGGAGTTTGGCAACTGCTAGAGCCTGACGGGAAAAAGACAACTATACCAGTTCAAAATGTGGGCCGTCAATGAACGGCCTTTTGTTTTGCTTGCGACGCTCATCGATGTAGTGGTTCATGGCCTCTTCCATCGTACCACGCCACATACGGATGTCCGGCACATTCCATGCGGCACCCCAACGGATGGCCACATTCTTTTCAATTGCGGCCTGCTTCATTGCGTCGGCAAGGTTGTCATACAGATTGAGTTCCCATGACACCTGGCCATCGATGTAGGCCACCAGGTCCACAGCGTCGCCGGTCAAATGCTTGGACTCCATGGTCTGGCTTTTGCCAGTCTCAACATATTTGCGTTGTGTCTCGGTAGTGCGCAAGCCTTCAGTGACACCGAAGTCAACCGTGCTAATTTCAATTGCGCGAGTGACTACATCAATCAATGAATCTTTAACGCCATCAAGGCGAGCAATGCTTTTTTGTGAAAGTATGAATGCCATGATTATTCCTTTGCTGGTTGCTTAGAACGCATGTCCATAATTTTCTCAAGCGTGCGACCGCCAAAGTAGAACGACATAATCAGCATGCCCCATTGGCCAAGCAACTCGACATACTTTTGATTTGTGTCGATGCCATACGCTGACATCATTGCAAAGGTCGTGTATGTGATCAAGATAAAAATCAGCGTCAGAGGACGAATGTTTTTAGACAGCCATGAGTCACTGCCCATGTCTGCTTGCTGGCGCTTGGTAATTTCTTGTGCCTCAATGTTGTCAGCATTGAGTTCAGCCAGGCGCCCCTCTTGTTGCATCTTCAAAAGTTCTTGCTGTGCTTTTGCTTTGGCTTCTGGGTCTGGAATAAATTTATCCAGAACTTTCATGCCGACATCAAATAATGCTGTAAGGGGAAACATAATTATCCTTTCTGAAAACCACATTTGCCGCCGCACTGTTGCACAGCGTCGTAAACAAACCAGCCTATACCACCTAGCAAAACTGCCAACAAGGACACAGCAAGGGCAATCGTAATTACTTCGTCAATCTCTTCTTTGCGCCGCTTCTCAGCTTCTTTTGCACGGCGTGCATCATGAGCCGCTTCTCTGTCTATGCTTGCGGCACGAGCCACGATTTTCTGCCAGACATCCATCTTGTTGCTTTGGAAAAAAAGCATTTTCACTTCTTCTTCAAAAGCCCTGGCTTGTTCAATTGCAAGTTCTAGTTCAATGGCTTGACCCATTGCACTGCCTTTAAAGCCTTTGGTTTTTGATTGCTGAAGAACTTTTATGCCGTCGGCCTTGGCTGTGAAGAATTTGGAAAGTACAGGTCCAAGGGATTCCACATCTTGCACGGTTTTGGCGGCAGTCTTGACTAGCTTGACAGCAGTCTGGATTGCGGCAAGTGCTGTGAATGGATCGATCATTTTTTCACCCACTCAAGGCAAACAACTTTTCTGTTGTACACATCTCCTGTCCAAGTCCAGCGCACGCATTGGTAAACAATTGCGGGTGGTGGTGGCGGTAGTGGTGTAGCGTCGATCATTGCTATGGCTTTGATTTAAATTTACTTAATGCCCCAAGTAAGGTACCAGGCAATGATTGAAGCCAACGCAAAGCACATAAACTGTACTCGCCTAACTTCTTTAAGATCATGTTGAAAGTCTTCATTGTTTTTTCTTTCCATGTTTTCAATGTCAAGTTTTATTTTTAGTAAGGATTCCCATTCTTTTGCACCGTACTTTTTTACAAAATCAATTTTTAATTTTGCCTCTTCATCTGAAATTTGTTTCTTGTGCTTCCATTGCTCAAGCGCCCTAATCAGTGCTCGTTCTTTTTTAAACTCTGCTTCTCTAACTTCTCTGCGTCTTTCTTGTGCTTTCTGTTGCGCTACATCAGATGCGTCTTTCTGAATCCCTTCTATGCTTTTAGATAGCCCCTTTGAAACTTCTCTGCTGGCATCCAAAGAACTGGATAATGCTTTTACACCTTCAGTTATTCCAAATTGATCAGGCACATTTTTAATCCTTGTCTTCTTTGTGCTCGAGTTTTTTAAATATCAAGCCAAGGGTGTTGTCAATCTTGTTGAAGCCTTCCCTCATGTCTTGCTTAATGTCGCGGATGGCTTCTTTAAAATCATCCTTACGCACATATACCTCGGGCAAGTCGCGCTCGATTTGACGAATGTCGGTTTTCAGTTCTATGATTGCGTCCCAGATAACTTTCAAGACCCAGCCTCCTAAAAATCCGCAAACACCCACGACCCAATTGAACAGCGTCTGATCCATTGCTTCATCCTTTTTTATGGCTGTTCTTCAGGGACCGTGTCCCAGGCCTGAGTTGATTCATTCCATGCATAGTTGCCACCGTCATTTGGCATAGCAACCGGCGCGTCCCACAAGCAAGTTTGCTCATTGAGCACCCATGATGCGTATGGCTTTGGCGGCATG